AACCTGTATCAGCCACTGGGTTTGTCATTACACCTACAAACCTGCACCGATTGCGGAGTTTGTTGTTGCGCCTACCCGTCGGGGGGATTGTTAACCGTTGGGGGGAAAAGAAACAAAAACGGGGACGAGGCGGTTCCTGTCCCCTTTTCTCTCCTTTCTTTTTGCGGATGTTAGGCATACAGCCAAAACCGTATCCACCGCCACAGTGCCTCTATTCGCGGATACAGCACCAACACCGCTAACGGCAGATTTTTCATGTTCCACTGGATATACCAATCCAGTCCCAAAGCGACGACAAAATAAGGAATAAAAAGTGTTGTTGCAATTATAGAAAACAGCACCATCGTTTTTGTTCTCCTTTCACCAGTCTTCGTTGGTCGTCCTACAGACCACTTCCAGACTGCCGTCCTTTTTTACTCGATAAACCCTCGTCGGGTCTTTCGGATAGGGAATGACGACCAACATGCTTTTGTTGTTTGCTTGGTCTTCTTCAGCAAAGGATACCCAAGCCACGACTTGTCCCTGCCGATTTACGAACGGCACTAAATAGCTTCCAATGGGGAAAAACCCCTCTCGGTAAACAGCCCTAATGGGCACAGATTGTCGGATTTTCCGCAGGAAATAAATCGCAAACTGCGGTGGAAACGCCTCGTAGGACAAAACCTCAGTAATGGTCATCTTTGTTTGGCTCCTTTCTGTTTGGTTTTCGTTTCTATTATACCATATATTTTGGATTTTGTAAAGGGTGGACGTTTTGTCCACCCCTTTGCCTTCGTTACACCCCAACGAAATCAGCCCTGACGGGTATTCCGTCAGTAAGGTTTAGCCGTTTTGTCTCTTCCGCCTTCAGCACTGTAAAACATCGGGGCAGTCCTTCGACTTGTTTCTTAAACTTGAAGTATCGGCTAATCTTCCCCGACTTGAACAGCCGTTGTGCTTCTCGTGGATTTAACTCAACAAGATACTTGTTTGGTTTTTCGGCGGAATACTCAATCTGAAAGAAATACAGCCTGTCATTCCATTCCGCCAACCATTTAGCATGTGGTTCCGACTTCGTTACATAGACGGCATCTGCGTAAAGTCTGTCGTCTACACGCCAATACTCGGTGCCGTCTACTCTGAATTGCTCTTGGTCGACTGCGACAATGTTGTAAATCATCTTCGTTTGGCTCCTTTCTGTTTGGTTTTTCATTTATATTATACGACGTTTTCAGCAGTTTTGTTCCAGAAACTTTACCTGTTTTTTAAGAGGTGAAGTATTGGTAAAACACAGGCACACAATACTCCACCACGTTTAGGGTTTTTGCTTCCTTAGGAGAAAGAATGGTAATCCGTCGACCGAACTTTCTCCTTCTTTTCAGACGAATGTAAAAGTTTATTTTTCTGCGACGAAAAAGCGAAGTCGCTTCCTGTTCCGTCATAGAAAAGAGATACCCATTGGGCGCACCATCAAAATGGATTGCCCAAAAACCCATCTGTTCCAGACGACTGAGCCACCATGCGTGTTCCGTCGTCTCTGCTAAACGTATCTGTCGCTGACAGATTTTGTTTCCCTTCCAGAAAAATAGTCTGCCGTTTGATTTAAAAAGGTTTTGGTCGATTGGCACTACATAGAGTTTCATTTTCCTTTGCTCCTTTCTGTTTTTTTTGGTTTTCACTATATTATACGATGCCTTTCGGCTCAGGGTTTCGGTTTTTGTAAATAGGGAGAGCATCTGCTCTCCCCGATTTTTTTTGTTAGACTTTCACGTATTCCGCGTAGACAGGTCTCCTTTCATCGGCGGTTATACCCAATTGGTTAACTTCGTCTACAGTCAAAATTGTGAAACACTTTGGGACGTTTTCGTCCCGAATGAAAAAGTAGTTTTTGATTTTCCCGTTGCGGAACAGATACTTTGCTACCCAAGTAGGCATCTCCACAAGGTATCTGTTCGGATTGGCAGAGAACATGTCAATGTGCAAAAAGTGTGGTTGTCCCGACGCTTTTGCCAACATCTCTGCGTGTTTCTCTTCGTAGGCAACGTAGACGTCATCTACGTAAACTCTGTCTTCTTCTTTCCAGTATTCCCGTCCGCAGACTGGAAAATTGTTAACGGCAACGATGTTGATTTTCATGGTCGGCACTCCTTTCAATTCGGTTTTCCGTTTATATTATACGACAACGGAAGCGATTTTGTTCCCAGTATTTTTACTTGTTTTTCAAACAGACGCTTCCGCGAAGCGAATGAAACCGTTTGCGTCTCCCTGAAAGTATGCTTGTGCGCTTTCGTTTTCCTTCCGCCATTCTATTGTGGAAATGCGACGATTGTCATGCCACACCTCAAGCGCATGACTGCCTGTTGACCACCGACTGAGCTGAAGTGTGTATCCGTTTTGGGTTATCGCAAAAGTCTCTACTTCACCGACGTTTGGAATGTTCTCTAAGCGCAAAACCTGCAACCGTAAACGATTGTCTTTAGTCGGTGCCCACACGTTGCACACAGCCTTTTTCGGTGAAACAAGGCAACCGACTACTGCGTTTTCTACCCGAACGGCATCATCACTAACAGCGACGACGCAACCGTTTGTGTGTAAAACCATGTAGCCTCTCATTGTTCATCGCTCCCTTCGTTTGTTTTTAATGTTGCTTCTGCAAAAAGGAGAAAACCCTTTTCGTCTCCTTCAAAGTATGCCATTCCGCTCCAACCTACCCTGCTCCACTCTATCGCGGAAACGAAAACGTTGTTGTGCCACACTTCAAGCACATATGAGCCTGTTTTCCAACGATAGAGTTTAAGCGTAAACCCGTTTTGGTCTATCGCAAACGCCTCTGCAATGCCAAAGGCTGGAGCGTTTGAAAACGGCAAAATCTTCTCACGGTTGTGTGCCCACACGCTACATAGTGCTTCTTTTGGTAAAACGACACAGCCGACCGTTGGGCTTTCTGCCCTTTCTACCCGAACGGCATTATCACTAACAGCGACAACGCAGTCGTTTGTGCGTAAAACCATGTAGCCTTTCATCGCTCTGCTCCTTTCGTTTGTTGTCATTCCATTAGACGCAAAAACGCCTTTCATTGTTCCCATGTGTGACGAAGACAAAAATCGCACAAAAGGCAACCAACACCGCATCGGCTGTAAAAGGAGAAAGCACAATGGCTAACAGCGGATAAAAGAAAAGAACGGCATTCACATCAGCAACAGAAAAACCCGCCACTTTTACGGCAACATAAAGCAAAAAACAAAAAACGAAGACCAAAAACAAAAGGAGCGGAGTTAATTCCGCTCTCAACAAAACAAAATGGCAAAATAACGCCTGTAACGTTATCCAATCACATCTCATTGAGCAATTCTGAAAGATTGAAGAGAAACCTGTCGGTGTTAATGAGATTGATTGACCAGTCATCAGCGTTTGCTTCCTTTGTAACGAAGCAACCACTAATGACGGTTTCACCTTCGTCTTTTTCGTGGAAGAACAGTTCTGCCCTTGTTCTTTCTGCTTTTTCAATTCGTATGTTTAAAGAAATCTCTGGATTAATGTCAATCTTCTGAGACCAGAAGGAACTCTCTTCCGTTGCTCCCAGACCGCTTTTTACCCTCAAACGGGACGGCATGTAAACATACGACTTCTTTCCTTTCCTGACGCTGATTTTGCCGTCATTGGTAATCCTCAAATAGGTGCCATCAAAAAAGCGCAGGGTGGCTTGGGAATTGGAAAACCGAACGACGTTTTCCTTCTTTGGTGTTCTCATTCGTAGACCTCCTCTCTGTGTTTCCTTTGCTCTAAATACACTTCGTGTTGCTTACGCCATAGGTTCCATGCCATGTTCAACATTGTTTTGGGAGCAGGTTTGCCCCTGAACTGAAAAACCTCTGTAGGCGGAAAAGCGTTCTTCTGCATGTTGATGAACTTTCGTATGCCCATTACCTGCTCACCGATACGGACAGTGTAATCCAAACTGTTCACCCATACAGCAGGTCGTATGAAGTTTCGGGACATGTCAGGGGGCAAACCACCATAAAAGGCTGAAACCGTCAGCGGACTGTTTAAAACGATGTAAAGCAACCCGCGTCGCTCTATGCCACCGTATAAGGCATTTGAAGCATGACGTAATATGCTTAGCATGGTCATGTATTCTTCAGCAAAGGCATCATCAAAAGGAGTGGAACGACATGTAACCACCACAACGTTGTCGTTCAATTCAACGTCGTCTGGTTCTCCGCTCCAACCGTCAATGTAAATGAAAGGATGGAAAGCGAAAAACCGCCTGATGTGGTAAGGACATAACGACATCTGTTGGAAACCCACTCTGCGTCGTTCCGCCTTTGGGACTTCTCGGCAACAGACATCGCAGTAGCCTCGTTTCATTTTTACCATTCCCCTTTCACTTCTTGAATGATTTCCTCTACGGCGTCTGGATAACAGCGTAAAATCTCATCGCGTAACGCCTTTGCTTCACCCAAAGTTTTGCAAATGAAGGTGTATACAAGCGGTGCCTTTCGTTCACCGTCGTATACACCTTCCTCTGCTTCCACGAAATTGGGAACAAAGGTGTTAGATAGTTCGCGATTGATGTGTATTTTCAAAACGGCTCTTGTTTTCATCACTTTTTAGACGTCAACAACGATAAAAAAGTTCCCGCTTAGGAGACCATCATTTGTCGTTTCCTTCAAAACGCTTTCTGATTTTGCGCTCTATCATGTGTAAAACGTCTGTTCCACTGTAACCCATCAAGGCGGAAAAAACAGGATGCGTGTCCACCACGAAACCAACAAAGGCACCGATGAGAACAGATTTCAGCGATGCCCAGACGATTTTTCGTTCGCTCACATGGGGAAGCACAAAAGCGTCGCTGGTGGCTACGGCGTTGATGAAACCGCCAATAGCACCAGCGATGACATTAACCCAAGAGAACTCCCACGACTGAAGCATCTCTATCATCTTTCGCCACCGTCGGCTGAGACTTTACACAATAGAGCCTACCATGCCGATGACGTCAACGGCTCCGAAACTGAACGCCATCGTGATTGCATTCATGATGCCTTGTGTGCGGAAGTCTCGTTCCGTTACAATCTCAGGCTTCTGTCTCCAGAAAAACTTCAAAGAGCCGATATCAGGCGACGCAAAGATAAACCAGTCGTTAATGTCCGTTAAATATGGATTGACTACCACATCCAAAGTTCCCTTGAATGGATTGACGGTTCCCGCGTTGGCTTGGAAGGGAGACCCCGACATGGACGGATACGCCATACTGCCAACCAACACTTTTGCCTGCACTTCCAGTTCAGGGGGCACCATTAAAACGGCTGGTTCAATCATAATCGGGTTACCACGCCAATCAACGGCTCTGCGGAACAAACGCAAAGCGTCCGCCAAAGAAACGTCATTCAAAGCAGCGTTCAATCGGTTGCTGTAAGTTCCGCCCTCAAAAGGATGGTCTGTTGCAAACAACGGTCTGCCGTCCACCCATGTGGGGTTAGTGGCATAGAAGGCAGTGGTCAACAGTTCAATGGTGTTCTGAGACGCTCTGACAGCCGTTCGCGTTAAACGTCCGCTCACAACCTGATACTGGTCGCCACGCATGAGACGCTTGGAAATTGCCCATGCATAGCCGTAATCCTTATGCACAAACAACACCTTGTAGCCGTTGGTGGCTGCGACAAAGGGCAGTTCCGCACCATCGCTGTCCCACTCAGGCAACGACGGTAAACCCACTATGTGTTGGTATTCTTCGTATTCCTTGTCTGACGTGTCTACCTCATAGATGCGACTGTAAATGTTTGGTTTTTGAAACTCACGCATTAAGATTTCGGTTAAACCGACACGTAACAAGTTAAGTTGTCCGCTTGTTATCATACGACTTCACCCCCTATTTTAGCGTTTCCGACCCTTCTGGGCTAACTCTTGGAAACGCTGTTTGCCATACTTTTTTCTACCAATCCACGCAGCCAACGCTTCGGGGTTCTCTGCGCCCCGACGCTTGAGCGTTGCTGTTAGTCGTCT